CAGCACGCCAAAGGGACGCAACGATTTCCACGCGATGTACGAACGTGCACGGCTGGACGAGACGTATGCGTCCTTCCGTATGCCTACGAGCGTGAATCCCTACATCGCACAGGATGAAATCGACGCTGCACAGCGTGAACTGCCTACCGTGGTGTTCAATCAGGAATACTTGGCTGAGTTTGTAGACGTGCAGGGTGCTCTGGTTAAACGTGAGATGATAACCTACGTCAACAGCGACCAGGTGCCTAGAGATCTGAAGATTGGTATGGGGGTTGACCTTGCTATCTCCAAATCAGACACGGCTGACTACACCGCCATCGCTGTTGTGGGCTACGACAAGGACTCGGGGCGTAGGTACGTGCTGGACATGTGGAGGGGCAAGGTGGGGTTTCATGAAGTCGTCCAAGGCGTACAAAGCCTGGCGGCAAAATGGAACCCATCACGTATCAACATCGAGGCCGTCCAGTATCAGGTGGCAGTAGTGCAGGAACTACTCCGCAAAACCTCCCTACCTGTCAAGGCTGTTAAACCAGACCGTGACAAGGTAACACGTTTCCACGCTTTGCTGGCAAGGTATGAGCAGCTACTGGTAACACATGTACGTGGGCTGGAACCTTCATTCGAACAGGAACTACTTTCTTTCCCAGAGGGCAACCACGACGACATGGTGGATGCTCTCGTTTACGCTGAGATGGCGGCTGTTAAGTCGCAAGGTGCAGGGGTTGTTTTTCTATGAGTTTTGAACTCCACACGGGCAACTGTTTAGATGTTCTGGCTACAATGCCAGACAACAGCGTGGACGCTATCGTCACCGACCCGCCCTATGGTCTGGCGTTCATGGGCAAGAAGTGGGACTATGACGTTCCAAGCGAGGAGATCTGGCGTGAATGCCTCCGTGTGCTTAAACCTGGCGGGCATCTGCTCGCATTCGCGGGAACACGAACACAGCACCGTATGGCAGTGCGTATCGAGGATGCAGGGTTTGAGATACGGGACATGATCGCGTGGGTGTATGGCAGCGGTTTCCCGAAGTCGCACGATATAAGCAAGGCGATAGATAAGGCCGCGGGGGCGGAACGTGAGGACGACCCACATCAGAAGCGCAAAACCAAGCAAAGAAACGCCTTATCGGATGGTTGCGCCGCTGTTATTTGTGGTGTTTGCAACAAATCGCGCAATGGCACATCATGCAAATGCCCGCTGCCCGCCCCCGCCACTCCCGCCGCCAAACAATGGCAAGGCTGGGGCACTGCGCTCAAACCTGCGCTGGAGCCTATTACTGTGGCACGCAAGCCATTCACGGGAACGGTAGCGGCGAACGTACTGCAATGGGGCACGGGTGGCGTTAATGTGGACGGGTCTCGCGTTCCATGCGAATCTGGACAAGGCCGCTTCCCCGCCAACCTTATCCACGACGGGAGTGATGAGGCCGTCTTCGGCATGGGGGAGTCAGCAAGGTACTTCTACTGCGCCAAAGCTTCCAAGCGAGATAGGGACGAGGGGTGCGAGGGGATGCCTACAAAGCATACAGGTACATATGCACAAGACGAATGGTCAAGACAAAACATGGGCAACACTCCAGATGTGCAACGTAAGCCTGTTGCCAACCACCACCCCACCGTCAAACCTACCGAGCTTATGCGCTACCTGTGCAGGCTGGTAACACCACCGGATGGCATAGTTCTCGACCCTTTCATGGGCAGTGGTTCCACAGGCAAGGCTGCCATCTTAGAAGGGTTCCAGTTTATCGGTATAGACATGACACCCGAATATGTAGACATAGCACGTGCAAGGATTGAGCACGCTTTCAAGAACAAACAAAACACTTTGGACCTATGAGCATACTAACTCGGATTAAGCAGTATATCTCCCCTACTGGCGAGGTCGCACAGAACGACCTCCCTATACCAGTGACGGAGTTGTGGAACAAGCATAACTTCACACCTATCGTCAACTGGCGTGGTGCTTACCAGATGTGGAAGGCGAACCCCGTGGCTGTGGCGTGCACTCTGACCTATTCGCTGATGATGCCGGAAGCGCAGATAGGTGTGATTACGCCCAATGGTTACGACTTCGAATCGCCTATCGTGGGGATGCTAACACGTAACCAATGGCGTGTGACCTTTGGTGAGATCATGACGATCCTGTGCATCGGTGGCAACGCCTACGGTTACAAGCTACGCAACGCCTCGGGTGCTATCATCGGCATGCGCTGGTATTCAGATAAAAACTTCGCCCCTGTCAACGATGGGTATGGTGATGTTGAACATTACCTGTATTACGATGGACAGGTAGCCTACACCGTACGCAAGGAAGACGTGGTACACATTCAAGGATTTTGGTACGACCCCGAGAAAACCCTTGGGGGTGGCAGCCCTGTTGAGTTAGCAGCGCAGTCTATCGAGGGCTACAACGAAGCCACATCGACTGTGTTTAACATCCACAAGAACGACGCCATGCCCAAAACGTTGCTAGTGTACGATGAGGAACTCAGCAGCGAACAGGCTTCACTTGCACAAAAATCTTTTTCTCGCAAGTACGGAGGCGAACGTCGTGGTAGCGTGGGTATCGTCTGGGGAGTTAGGGATGTAAAACGCCTTGCTCTTGATTGGAATGAACTGGGCTTATCAGACACGTTTGGACAGTACGAGACGCGCATCTGTGGTGCTTATAAGGTGCACCCGATTATTGCAGGGACGCACATGGGCTTGTCGTCTGCTACCTACAGCAATTTTGAACAGGCAAGCAAAGACTTTACCAATATGGTGCGTGTTCCGTTCTGGAATATGATCGCAGATCAGATCAACGCACAGCTGGCAATCCCAGAATATGGCGTGCAGTTAGGTTTCGACCTATCTACGGTTCAGGCCCTTGCTGGCGAGGCTATGGCAACGGAGGCGGTATCTACAGACAACGACAGCGATGCTGATAATATCGACGATTCACCGGAGACACTCAGCCTCGGAGGTGGCGTGTCTTCGGACAAATACTTTCACAAAAACTACAGCGTTACCATAGGCCCCGAAACGAAAGCCTGGCTAAAGCATCCCGACTCACAGGTCTACGCCAAAGCCTACGACGATCTGCTGAACAAGCAATCCGAAAACATCGCCAAAGAGTGGGGGCGTGTGCTGGATGATCTCTACGATACCATCACGGCTGACGTTAAGGCGCTCCGCATTGAAACCAAGATTGACGACCAGTTCAGCCTCGACGTGTGGGAAAAGAACTTCGTTGACGGAACCGAGGACAGCCGAACCGAGCTTACAGAGATCGTGCTGGCATTGGCACAAGAAGAGGTCGACGCTGAGGGCGAGTTCACACGGGGCCGTGAGGCTGGTATAACAGAGAGCGCAAATAAGATAGCGGATTCCGTAGGAACCATCAGAACCGACATACAGACTCTACTACGACAGAACGCTGGCGTAGGCGAGGAGGAACTGGCAAGGCTTTTGAAGGAAAAATTTTCCGACCTCAAGGTATCACGTGCTAACGCCATCGCAAGGACTACAGCCACAGCCACCACAGGCACTGTGCAGAAATCCGTCTGGGATGAATTGGGCGGGATCAGACGGTCGTGGGTGGCCTTGTCAGGGGCACGTGACGAGCATATGGCAGCGCATGACCAACTCGAAGGGGAAAAGGCAGGCCCTGGGCTTTTCTTGGTAGGTGGTGAAACAACACCTTATCCAGCAGGCGATGGACTATCGGCATGGAATGCCGTCAACTGCCGATGCTTCACACGTGCAAGGCAAGCCTAACTTGTGGATAATTAAACAACAGCATAACCCAAATTCGTATGGTATGGGGAACACACCATGAAAATTGAACGTAAGACTTTCGAATTTCAAGCTAAGGCAGAAGGTGACAGTGGCGTAATCGAGGCCATTGTCTCCGTGTTTAACAACGTCGACAGCTACGGCGACCGTGTGAAATACGGTTTCTTCGACGACTCGCTGAAGACCAAACTGCCAAAGGGCGTCTGGGCTCACGACTGGAAGACACCAGTGGCGAAGACATTAGAAGCACGTGAGCTAATGCCAGGCGACGCCATGCTGCCTGATAGCTTGAAAGACCTTGGTGGCCTGTATATCAGGGGCCAGTTCAACATGAACACACAGCGAGGACGTGAGACCTACTCCGACATCAAGGAAGGTATCATCGACGAGTTCTCGATCGGTTATTCTGTAGTCGAAGAAACATTTGCACAGGATGGAGCACGTGAACTGGTAAAGGGCAAACTTTACGAGTGGTCACCCGTGCTCTTCGGTGCTAACTCACAGACGGCACTTATTAGCGCTAAGGGACTTAACGATGACTTGGAAGACGTTGGAGCTGACGTCGGCCGTATCATCACAAGGTTGAACGAACGCGCAGAAATTAGGCAAAAGGAAGGGCGCACGCTATCGTCGGCTAACGTGGCACGCTTGACCGAATTGATGGACACACTGACTGCAGCGGTGGGCAATATCAAAATGCTTATCGAGGCGGCACAACCGGTTTCCGCAAAGGCTGCCATGGAAATGGAAGCCCTGCGGGCATTAGTAAACAAGAGGAAACAATCATGAATTTGCAACAGATCAACGACGCCATCAGCGCGAAGTCTGCAGAGCTTGAAACGCTCCTTGCTAAGACAGAGCCAACGATGGACGAAGTAAAGTCTGCACAGACATTGAACGCTGAAATCGACGCGCTCAATGAGCAGGCTAACGAAGTAAAGTCGTTCGAAGCTATCAAGGCCAAGAACGCACAACGCCAGACAGAAGTGAAGACAGCAGTAAACAAGCTGCCAAAGTCAAACGACATCAAGGTCGGCGAATCATCAGCAAAGGCCAACATGCCAGATGCTGAGTACAAAGCATATGTAACAGGCTTGTTTGTAGGTGGTCTTGCTAATGAGACAGCACGTCAAAAGTACGCCGAAGTAACAGGTGTTGAGTACAAGTCACACACACAAGGCAACGACGCCACAGGCGGTATCTTCGTTCCTACGGAGACATCAAGCCTTATCGTCAACCTGAAGGACACATACGGATCATTCCGTCGCAACACACGTGTTGAGCCTATGGGATCGGAATCAATCCGCATCTTCCGCACAGGCGATGACGTGACGGCATACTGGGGATCTGAGCAAGGCACACTGTCATCATCTGACATGACATTCGACGCTGTCACGCTCAATGCCAAGAAGATGTATGCCCTCGCTGTTCTCTCTGAAGAACTTGTAATGAACAGCACACAAAATCTTGGCCTTCGCTTTGCTGAATCGGTAGCACGCCAATTCGCAAAGAAGGAAGACGAAGCTGGGTTCTTGGGTGATGGTACGTCTACATACGGCGGTGTTCTCGGTCTTGCTGGCAAGCTCCGCAAGGTTCTCGAGGATGGCGGCGGAACATGGACAAACGACACACACAAGGGCTACCTCGGATCAGCACAGGTATGCGCTGGCAACACCTTCGCTGAGGTAACGATGGGCAACCTGATTGCTGGTATGCGCAAGGTTCCAACATACGCACTCACAGGTGCCAAGTGGTACTTCAACAAGGTAGCTTTTGGTGAGACAGCAGAGCGCCTCGCATACGCACAAGGCGGATCAACAGCTGCAGAACTTGCTGGCTCATTCGGTCAGCGCCTCTTCGGCTATCCTGTCGAGTTCGTCGACGTGATGCCATCAGCAGATGCTAACAGCCAGGTGTTCGCTTACTTCGGTAACCTTACACAGGCTGCAACTCTTGGTGATCGTATGGCAACATCGATCAAGCAAGACGCAAGCAAGGGCTTCGACACAGATACGATCTATGTCAAGGCTACACAGTACCTCGACATCAAGGTGCATGAGATGGGCAACTACAATGCTACAGCAGCATCACGCACAACAGGCCCTGTTGTTGGTTTCGTAACTATTAACTCATAAGGTGACAATGCATCGTTTACAACTAACAGCATCGACACGGCTGGCTTTGGTAAGCTCGCTGTTTACTTCAGCCTTGGTGCTACTGACATCGCAATGGCAGCCCTTAAGCTGCAGGAGTCAGATGTAGATTCCAGCTATGCTGACATAACAGGCTGTGTTTACGGAGCATCGGGTTCACCGGCACTGCCAACGGCTAACGATGACAACAAGGTCTTCGGGTTCTTCGTGAATCTTGCAGGTCGCAAGCGTTATATCGACGTTGTTGCTACAGCTGGCGACGGATCGACAGGTACCTTCGGATCGTGCATCGCTGTTCTCTACAACGGCGAAGGCATCAACGACGCTACCGAGCGCGGTCTTGCTGCAAACATCATCAAGGACTAACTAACAAAGTTGTTCTGACGACTGGGCCCACGGGCCCAGTGGTGAGCACAGCAAAGGTTTCCAATGGTCATACTATCATCATCAGGTGCACGTGTTGATTTAGAGCTCCGTCAGGGGGCAGCCTTTGCACGTACCTTCACACATAAGACGAACGGGGTGGTGACCAACATAACAGGTTACACCTTCGCCGGCCAGATTAGGACCATCGACAACGTGCTGGCTGCAACGTTCACGATCACGACTGTCAACGCTTCGCAAGGCACGTTCTCGGTGGCACTAAGTGCAGCGACTACGTCATCGTTGACGGTGGGCGAGGTGTACGTCTGGGATTTGGAGCAGACGGTCTCGAGTTCAACGAATGAACTACTACGTGGCTACGTGACGGTTCTTGGTGAGGTGACCCAGTGAGTTACACCATCAACGTAGATCAGTCGACGATTAGTCTGAACATTGCAGACGAAGACGTAAAACTGAACGTCGACCAATCTACTATCACACTCGATGTTGCATCGGGTGGTTTGGTGCCTATTTCTGATGACCTCACATTAGTAGCTGGTGAGAATCTGTCTGCACTTCGTGCTGTTACTACAAACTCCTCGGGTCAGGCTGTCTACGCCAGCAATAACACGCTTGCTAATGCACAGGTTGTGGGCATCGTATACACGGCCGCAAGCTTAGGGGCGAACGTAACGATTAAGATCTCGGGTATCTTAACAGATGCCAACTGGAACTGGACAAAGGGCACGGTTTACCTAGGCACCAACGGAACACTAACACAGACTGTGCCAACTGGCGGCGCTATCGTCGTTCACGTAGGCAAGGCCTTAACAGCGACGCAACTAATCATCGACATAGACACAATCATTCAAACGGTGTAACATGGCAGAAAAGTATATCAAGAATAACAGCGGCCAGCTCGCAGAAGTCGAAGCTACCGTATCATCATCAGGCGCAACGGAAGCGGGCAAAATCATAGCTCTCGACGGATCGGGCAAGCTGGACAATTCGGTATTGCCAACAGGTATTGGGGCTACTGTTAAGGTTGCGGCAACAACCGAGAACCTATCGGCTGGCAACCTCGTAAATCTGTTTAACGATGGCGGCACCATCAAGGCACGCAAGGCAGACGCAAGCAACGGACGCCGTGCTGTTGGCTTTGTGATTACAAATTCCACATCGCCTAACAACGCAACGGTGTACCTCGATGGTACAATCACAGGGCTCACAGGTTTAACGCCTGGTGCTCCTTACTATTTAAGCGGTTCAACAGCGGGCGCTGCCTCTGCAACGGCTCCGACAACAGCAAGCTATATTTCACAGGAAATCGGAATTGCTTTGTCAGCAACCGAAATCAACTTTGAAGAACAGCAACCAATTACGCTTGCCTAATCTATGCCAGTCAAGAAACCTTTAGTTATAACGTCTGGTCAGATTCAGGAACTGCAAAGCGGTGATAACATCAACATTGCAGCAACTGACATTACTACCGGACTTGTTGATACAGCACGGCTCGCTACTGGTACTGCGAATAACACGACGTTTTTGCGTGGTGACCAGACGTGGGCCGTGCCTTCTGGTGGTGGTGGAAGTACAGATACGCCATTACA